GGGTGATCGTGAGGAACGATTCACCTTCGTGTTCCAACCGGGAGAGTATGGTTTGCTCATCCCGATCCACAGCAGTGGCGATTAGTAACCCTGCATCATGCAGGGTTGCCAGCTGGAGAGTTACCAGGCTTTTCAAGTTCCCGTCCTTTCAGGGGCGGTGGACTTCCAGCCAGTAACTAAACCGATCTGCTACGAGACGCAGCAAACGCAAAAGCGGACAGACTGACGCAAGTCAGGATGCACACTCCAACGATTGCAAGCGCCTCGATAGCACTCAACGCTCTCCGTTAAGGATCTTCTTCAGAAGAGCCTTCGTCGACGCACCGAGTGCGGTTGTGATGGCATCGTAAAGAGCCTCCACATCCGACTGCAGGACCCCAAGGGGCTGCACGGTGTTGATGTTGACCGAGTACGGGACCTTAGATTTAAGGCCCGTAATCGAGTCGGTCACGATGACCGACTTAACGAGAGAGACGGACGCACGCATGGTATTCTTCTTATCGACCTTCTGGGTCACATAGAAGTCCACGCCGTTCGTCCGGTCCGAATAGACGTTCGTATCAGAACGCTCTTCGAGACGAGGCAGAGTTGACGCGGTACCGGAAACGGTAACGCTCTGCGGATCAGCAAGCACTGGTTCTCCTGAATTGGTGTTGGTTGGTTCGGTTCTGTGAAGGTTTAGCGCAAGGACTTCGTGAGTCCGAGCGCTGCCAGAATTCCCAACTGGGTCCCGTTAAGGGACACAAGAGGGTTACTGGCGAATCCAAAGGGATTGGCACGTACACGACGACGTGAAGTCGTCGTCCAGGTACAAGCATATGAGCTTGGTCCGACATAACTGCCGGCAAACCTGGGACGTATGTTAGTCAACTGGAGAGCGTGAGTACGCTCAACGGTTTCCATAGCATACGCGTACGAAGTCAAGATACGGTTGGAAGAAGCTGCCTCGGCAGCTTGGAGAGAGGATCCAATATGGAGTCCCCAATCCACCAACCAGGACCACGGGGTAAGTTCCCACAGAACGGATGGAGTGATGTCGGTACTCATGAGCGTCGAGAGACGGTCCATGAATGACGACGGATCAAATCCAGCCTTGGGAACATACACGAATTCGCCTTCAAACCACATACGGCGCTTCTCAATAAAAGAAGTAGTCGCAGTGGCGGTGAGGCGAGCGCCAACAAGAATGTTGCCGCCGTGCAAATGCTTGAACAGAGGGGTTGAAGATATTGGTATATCAAACCTCCCAGCTCGAGCACTGACGTTCGTTGCCGTAGGATTAGTCGACCCGTAGGTCGCTACCTCCGGCACTCCGTAGGAGCGATGCGTGGCACCGAGTGGTTGAAACATCCCATTCGTTGCTGAGGCCAAGGCGTTAGCCAGCCCACGCAAATAGTTGACAAACGGCAACCAGCCGAATTCAACGTTGAGATAATCATCGCCAGCGTTCTTGAGTATCTTCGCCCGCTTCTTAATGGAAGCAGGAATGATACCAGGGAGCCCCTCATGGAGCTCCCCTAAGAACTGTGCGAGATTAAACTCACCGCTCAGTGGTGTCGATTTTCCGTAAGCAAGGGTTCCAAAGCTCTGCAAGTTGTCGAGTGTTAAACTCGGAAACATTGTAGAACTATAGTTCCCAATGTCAGGCACACAATGGACGTAAGTCCGATCGGGTTGACCTGACTCGAATTGGGTGTAATTCCAGTCGGATCCAATGAAGTCATACTTCAGAAGATCCCACGGGTGACC